ACTGAAAAAGAACCTGTAGAAGCTAAGTCTGAACAAGAAGACGAGATTGAAGACTATAGTGAAGGGGTTAAAAAACGTATAAATAAGCTCACTTATAAGGTACGAGAATCAGAAAGAAGAGAACAAGCAGCAATAGAATATGCTAAATCTGTTCAAGAAGAATTAAATAAAACTAAAAATAAACTTTCAAAATCTGATCAAAACCTTTATAGTGAATACAGTACACGAGTAACTTCAGAACTTAACTCGGCACAAGAGAGATATAAAAAGGCGTATGAGTCAGGTGATACAGACGCTTTATTAGAAGCTCAAAAAGATTTAGCCAAGTTAGCAGTTGAGGAAGAAAGTTTAAAAAGGGTAAAACCTCAAGAAACTGAAACCGAAGTTATTCAGGATGAGCAGGAAGCTAAACCTAAATGGGAAAAGCAACCAGAACAAGAGGCTCCAGCACCAGACCCAAAAGCACAGGCTTGGGCTAAAAAGAACGAATGGTTTGGAGACGACCTCGCTATGACAACGGCAGCATTTGCGTTTCATAGACAGCTCACAGAAGGTGAAGGTTATGACCCTACTTCTGATGAATATTATGCAGAAGTAGATAAAAGGCTTGCTGAGGCTTTCCCACATAAGTTAGGAAAGACTCAAAAAGAGGTGAAAGAGACAGTAGCAGGTTCTAGCAAAGGTGTTGGAACTACTAAAGCTCGATCACGTAGAACTATTAAACTCACACCGAGTCAAGTAGCGATAGCGAAAAGATTAGGTGTGCCACTAGAAGAATATGCTAAGCATATTAAGGAGTAAAAAATGGTAGATAAAGATAAAACTACTGAATCAGATCGTTCTCCACGATCTGCTGAAAGTCGAGATAAACAATCTCGCCGTAAACCTTGGCAACCCCCGTCTTTGTTAGACGCACCTCCCCCACCACAGGGATATGTTTACAGATGGATACGAGAGTCAATGATTGGTCAAAACGACCCAGCGAATATGTCAAAACGTGTTCGTGAAGGTTGGGAACCAGTAAGAGCTGAAGATCATCCAGATTTTGAAGCTCCTAGCATTGAGGATGGTAAACACGCTGGAGTCATAGGAGTTGGTGGCTTAATTCTCGCTAAGATCCCCAAGGAAACTGTTGAGGAAAGGAGAGCATATTATCAAAACCTCTCTGATTCACAAATACAAGCAGTCGATAATGATCTTATGAGAGAAAGTAACCAAGTAATGCCTATTAGTAATCCTAATAGAACTACTAAAGTTACATTTGGTAAAGGTGGTTCTTAACTTATGTTAAGGGCTTAATAAAATTTATTTTTTATAAGGTGAATTAAAATGGCAAATACAAATGCCCCAGACGGATTCACACCAGCTTATCATATGTCAGGTGGCGTAATCAGACCTTCAGAATTTGCGATAGCAAGTGCTACTAATGCCTCGATTTTTTCAGGCGATGTAGTAAATCTCTCTAGTGGTTACGTTATACAGGGTACTGCAACAGGTACTCCACTCGGCGTATTTTACGGTGTAGAATACACAGCAACCGATGGTTCAATTGTTTTTTCAAACATGTGGACTGCCGACACTGCTACATTAGGTTCTGCGGATGCTAAAGCTTTTGTATATGTTGATCCTGATATTGTCTACGAGGCTCAGTCTACTGGTACTCCTACACAAGCATCAATAGGTACAACTAATACTATCAGCACAACCGCAGGTAATACTTCAACAGGTCGATCAAAAGAAGGTGTGACTACAACAACTTCTAGTGGTATTGCGACAGTAGTAGGCTTCCCAGATAAGCCAAATAACTCTATTGGACAATACGCTAGAGTGTATGTAACATTCCCAGCTTCTGTATTCGGCAATAGCTAAAAGGTGATTTAAAATGGCAATAAATAGAGCTCAATTAGTAAAAGAACTCGAACCAGGACTAAATGCACTTTTTGGTCTTGAGTACGACAGATACGAAAACGAACATACTGAAATTTTTGATACAGAAAATTCAGATAGAGCGTTTGAAGAAGAAGTCATGCTATCAGGTTTCGGTCAAGCTCCCGTCAAAGGCGAGGGTGCAGCTGTGACTTATGATACAGCACAAGAAACTTTCACAGCAAGGTACAGCCACGAAACTGTAGCTTTAGCTTTCTCCTTGACAGAAGAAGCTATAGAGGATAACCTCTATGACAGCTTATCTTCAAGGTACACTAAAGCTTTAGCTAGATCAATGGCTACTACTAAGCAAGTGAAAGCAGCAAACGTACTTAATAATGGTTTCTCAACTTCCTTCCCAGGAGGCGACGGTAAACCTCTCATGACAACTGACCATCCTACCTTATCAGGTGGTGATCAGTCAAATGAGCCAAGCACTGCAGCTGACTTGAATGAGACTTCGTTAGAAAATGCGATGATTGATATATCACAATTTGTTGATGAAAGAGGTATCAAAATCAATGTTCAAGCAAGAAAACTTATTATTCCACCTCAACTACAGTTTGTAGCTGAGAGAGTTTTAAAAACTCCAGGAAGAGTAGGTACTTCTGATAATGATATTAACGCACTAAGCAACATGGGTATGCTCCCAGAAGGCTATGTGGTAAATCATTACTTGACAGATACTGATGCATTCTTCATTAAAACAGATGCACCTAACGGGTTGAAACACTTCGTTAGATCTCCTATGTCAACAGGCATGGAAGGTGATTTTGAAACTGGAAACGTTAGATACAAAGCAAGAGAGAGATACTCTTTCGGGTTTAGTGACTGGCGTGGAATCTACGGATCTCCAGGAGCATAATTCGTTTTTCGAATTTTAAGGGAGCTTCGGCTCCCTTTCTTTTTTATACAATACAGTATATCATTCAATTCTAGGATTTATTAACTTGTTTTACCAACTGACCTAGCAGACAAGCCAAGATGGTAAAACTTATTTCCTAAGGAGGAAATTATGGCAAAATCGACATTCTCAGGTCCAGTAAAATCTTTAGCTGGATTTATATCAGCAGGTAATGCTAACGTAGTCAGCTTAACAGCAGACACATCACTTACAGTAGATGCACACGCAGGTAAAATACTTACATGTAATGACGCAGACGGTAAGTTTACATTACCGAGTATAGTAGCTACCGATCCAGGTGATAACACTGATCCTAACCAGTTAAATAACTTAGGTGCAAGTTTTTATTTTGTAGTAGAAACAGCAGCAACCGACATGGATATTTTAACTGACGGAACAGATAAATTTGTAGGTGGTCTGTACACTGGTAAAGATGACTCTACAGGTAAAACATTTATCTCAGGTGCATCTAATGACGTTATTACTATGAATGGAAGTACTAAAGGCGGATTAGCAGGCAGTATCGTAAAAGTAACTGCTATGGGTTCAGCTAAGTATGCAGTAGAAGGTATTATACTAGGCTCAGGCACTATAGTAACACCATTCGCAGACGCATAGGAGTAAATTATGGCAGACGCAGTAACCTCAACTACTATTGTAGATGATGATAGAAAAGCTATTATTCAGCTTACTAACACATCAGACGGAACAGGTGAGTCAGCCGTAACTAAGATTGATGTAAGTGCTTTAGCAGCAAGAAAAGGCGATGGTGCGACATGTACTGGATGCAAATTAGCTAAAATCACTTACTCAACCTTTGGTATGAGTGTAAAACTACTTTGGGACGCAACTACCGATACTATATGTTGGGATTTAAATTCTGACTATAGTGACGATATTGATTTTTCAGAGTTCGGTGGTTTACAAAACACAGCAGCAGCAAGTGGTAAAACTGGTGATATAAAACTCACCACCACTGGTCATGCTAGTGGCGACTCCTACGTTATGGTACTAACAGTAATAAAAGAGTATTAGTAATGGCTACTTCTGGTAGTAAGACTTTTTCTCTTAATATATCTGACACTATTGAAGAAGCATTTGAATTAGCTGGTATTGAACTCAGAACTGGGTATGATGCAGAAACAGCTAGACGGTCAATGAATATTATGTTCGCTGATTGGTCTAACAGAGGTGTGAATATCTGGACTATTGAGCAGGTTACAACTGATCTTACTTCAGGTACTTCTAGTTACACACTCAATTCTTATGATGTTGATATAGTGTCAGCTGTTATACAACAAACTGATAGTAACTCAAACACTACAGACCTTAGTATTGAACGTATAGGCAGAACAGAGTATTTACAGATACCTGATAAAACAAGCACAGGCAGACCAACACAATTATTTTTAGACAGACAAACTACTCCTGTAGTAAAGTTATGGCCAGTTCCAGACAGCACATACACATATAAGTTAATAGCTAATACAATACAACGCATTGATGACGTAACAGCTTCTAATGAAGACCCAGAAGTTCCATCAAGGTTTATACCTTGTATGGTTAGTGGGTTAGCGTACTACATAGCTATGAAAAAGAATCCAGAAAGAGTTGCTTTATTAAAACAACAGTATGAACAAGATTTTAAACTAGCAGCAGATGAAGACCGTAATAGAGCTTCTTTAAGATTGGTGCCATCTAGGAGTTCTTATTAATGGCTTACGCTTCTGGTAAACATTCACTAGCTAGATGTGACAGATGTGGTTTCGTAGAAAAATATCTTGATTTAAAACAAGAGTGGAATGGGTTGAGAGTTTGTCAAGAATGTTTTGAACCTAAACACCCACAATTAGACCCACAACCACATAGAGTAGATCCAGAAGCTTTACGTGATCCAAGACCAACAGAACCAGCACCTACTATACACTTAGGCAAAATAATAGTTTCTAATCCTAAAGATAGTCAAGGCGTAAGTTCTCCTATAATGTTCGCTAAAAACAGTAATACTATAGGAACACAGTTTGATGGTTTTAAAGCTACAGCTAGTCTTGGTGAAATAAGTATAGTAACATAGCATTATGAGTTGGACAAAAGCAACACTTACTACCGCAATACAAGACTACATTGAAAGTACAGAAAGTAGTTTAGTAACTAATATTCCTAATTTTATAAAAAGCACAGAAGAAAAAATATTAAAATCTGTTCAACTTGACGTTTTTAGAAAAAACGTTACAGGTACAAGTACAGCTAGTAATACATACTTGACTATGCCTAGTGATTTTTTAGCTCCGTTCAGTTTAGCACTTATAGACGCTAGTAATAACTACAATTATTTAAAACTAAAACATGTAACTTTTATACGTGATTATCAACCAGCTGAAGCAACTACAGGCACACCTAAATACTACGCTGAGTTTGATCAAGACAGCTTTATACTAGCACCTACACCGAGCACCGATTTCACATTTGAATTACATTATTTTTACCGACCAGCTTCTTTAACTGCTGGGGGTGACAGTGGTACAACTTGGTTATCTACTAACGCAATGAATGCTATGTTATATGGTTGTTTAGTAGAGGCTTGTACTTACTTAAAAATGTTTGAAAGCATACCTGTATATGAACAAAAGTATCAAGAAGCTTTAGCTATGCTCAAAAACTTAGGTGAGGGCAAAGATACCAGAGATCAGTATAGGTATGATGAAATAAGGAGACAACCACAAGCATGATAGAAATAGATACTAAAGGAGGACTTGGTGATATAGGCGTAGCGACTACAGAATATAAAGGTCACAGTCCTGAATTTTGGGCGGAACGTTGCACACTTAGAATATGTGGTATATCAGAAAACGCAGCACCTCATATACGACAACAAGCTGAAGCATATAGACTAGCTATTTATGAACAAGTATTATATCATATTAAACAAGCAATCAACAGTCAGGTTGTGACCATAAACGGTGAACTCACCTCACAAGGTCATGAAGACATGGCTAAGATAATAAAGGAGCTTTAAAAATGGCAATTACATCAACATTAACAACTAGTTTTAAAAAAGAACTTTTAGAAGCCACACATAACTTTTCTGCTTCTGGAGGCAATAGTTTTAAACTAGCTTTATTTACTAGTTCAGCGTCACTAGATGCTACTACAACTGCATACTCAACTTCTAATGAAGCGAGTGGAACTAACTATACTGCAGGAGGAGCAGCACTGACTAATGTTGATCCAACTACAGGTGGTACTACTGGGTTTACAGATTTCGCTGACCTCACTTTTAGTAACGCTACGGTTACTGCTAGAGGTTGTCTTATTTATAATGACACCAATAGTGATAAAGCAGTAGCAGCAATCGACTTTGGTGGAGATAAAACATCTACCGCAGGTGATTTTACTATAGTTTTCCCAGCAGCAGCAGCAAGTACAGCGATTATACGTATAGCCTAAAATGTCTCAGTACCTAAATGGCTGGGGGCGTGGTACTTGGGGACAACTTGATTGGGGTCAATCATCAGTTCCTCTTGAAATAACCGCACCAGCAGCAGGATCAGTAGGTACACCAGTTGCAACAGTAAATGCTCAAGCTATAGTATCAGTAGCTGGAGTTACTGCCAGTTTAGGTAGTGTAACTGTTACTATTCAAGCTGACGCTAACGTAACCCCCTCAACTCTATTAGCAGCAGGTAATCTAGGTACAGCTACAACAACTTCAGTAAATAATATAAGCGTAAGTGGACTTAATGGCACTTCAGCTTTAGGTACGGCAACTTTATCAACAAACAATAATTTAGGCGTTTCTTTAGATTTCGCTGAGGGACTTTTAGGAAGTGCTTCACCAGTTAGTAATAATAATTTATCAGTTTCTGGTTTTAGTGGTACGTCAGCTCTAGGTACAAGTTCAGTCAGTACAGTAAATAACGTTTTTGTAACTGGTCTCTCTAGCACTTCTTCTTTAGGAACAGTCACTACAGTTTGTAAAGCAAACATAGATATAACAGGGGTTTCAGCGACAGGATCTGTAACCGATGTATTAGTATGGGGACTTATAGATGATACACAAACACCTAATTGGGAAGAAGTAGCTTAACTTTTATGAAAAAACAATTTATAATAAATTTGCACGGAGAAAAACATGGCAACATACGTAAATGATTTAAGGTTAAAAGAGATAGCCACAGGTGATGAAGCAGGGACTTGGGGAACTTCTACTAACACAAATCTAGAATTAATTGCTGAAGCTTTTAGTTATGGTACAGAAGGTATTACAACTAACGCTGATACTCATAGTACTGAAATAGCTGACGGTTCTACCGATCCTGGCAGATCAATTTATCTTAAATACACAGGTACTCTTGATAGTGCTTGTACTATTACCATCGGTCCAAATACAGTATCAAAACTTTGGTTTATTGAAAACGCTACATCTGGCTCACAAAATATTATTATTTCGCAAGGTAGTGGTGCAAACGTCACTATACCAGCAGGAGATGTAAAAGTAGTTTATTCAGACGGAGCAGGTTCAGGAGCAGCAGTAGTAGACGCTTTCGCTAGTCTCAACGTTGTTGATTTAAAAGTAGAAGACGACCTTACAGTTACAGATGATTTAATTGTAAATGGTGATATAGACTTAGAAGGCAACATGGATGTCAATGGTACTCTTGAAACAGATGCTATTTCTATTGATGGAACTACAGTCACATCTACCGCAGCAGAACTTAATATTCTTGACGGTGTTACTTCTACAGCAACTGAGCTTAATATTTTAGATGGTGTCACTAGTACAACAGCAGAATTAAATATTTTAGATGGTGTTACTAGTACAACAGCAGAGCTTAATATTCTCGATGGTGTTACTAGCACCGCAGCAGAACTTAACATTTTAGACGGAGTAACAGCTACCGCAACAGAACTTAATTATAGTGATGGAGTAACTTCCAATATACAAACTCAACTCAATACAAAAACCTCAACAGGTAAAGCCATTGCCATGGCTATAGTATTCGGATAATTTAGGAGAAAAATATGGCATCAGTAAATATAGTAAATGTAACATCCATTTTACCATTCACAATAAATGGTGCAGTTACAACTTCTAATCAGGACATTATAGATGTAGCTTCTGATAAATTATATAAAATAAACACAATATTAATTGCAAATGTAGATGGTACAAACGCAGCAGATATAAGTGTTTCAATATCAACTGATAATGGCAGCACATCTCGTGCTATAGCTTCAACTATTTCAGTACCAGCAGACTCAACATTATCTTTATTATCTACTACTGTTTATTTAGATGAAACAGATATATTAAAAATAGTTGGTAGTGCTAATAGTGATTTAGAATATACAGTTTCTGGTGAAATCTTAGATGATGCGTAAGGAGTTAAAAGATGGCTCACTTTGCAGAACTTGATAGCAATAACAAAGTAATACAAGTAGTTGTAGTATCTAATGATGATATTAGTGCTAATGGTGGTGACTACTCATCTGAAGCTGAAACTTATGTTTCTAATTTAATACCACATTCTGAACACGGTGTTGCATGGAAACAAACTTCCTATAACAATAATCAACGCAAACAATATGCAGGTATAGGTCTTATTTACGATCCAGTAAAAGATAAATTTATTTTGCCACAACCTTTTAACTCTTGGACGTTAGATTCTAATGATGATTGGCAAGCACCTGTAACTTATCCTAATGTAGATGAAGTTGACTCTAACCCTGTTTCAATAACTTGGTATGAACCTAATCAAGAATGGATAGGTAAAACTTATACAGGTGTGCATTTACAAACAGAAACAGACTATGTGTGGAATGCAAGTAGTCTTGAATGGAATGAGGTTTAATTATGTCAGATGGTAACGGTGGAATTATTGGTCCAGATAATGATCCAACAACAAGCACTCAAAGTGCAGTAATAACTACTTTTAATTCTAGTGGTACTTTAACCACAGCAACACATACAACATCCTTACAATATTTAATTATTGCAGGTGGTGGAGGTGGTGGAGGTCACCCTGAAGCTCCAACATTTACTGTAGGCTCTAGAGGTGGAGATTCTTCTATAGCAGGAACTCCTATTACAACTGTAACCTCAACTGGAGGAGGTGGTGGTGATACAGGTTATTTTGTACCTAATCCTGGAACACAACCTGGAGGTTCTGGTGGTGGCGGAGGTCGTTATGCTACTGGTAGTGGTACTGCAGGTCAAGGATATGATGGAGGTGCTGGTAGAAGAGCAGCACATGGAGGCACAGACCTTTCTGGTGGTGGAGGTGGTGCAGGTGCTGTAGGACAAGATAATGTACCTCATCATGGTCAACCAGCAGGAGCTAAAAGTGGAGATGGTGGTGACGGAGTTTCATCATCAATAACAGGCTCAGCCGTAACTAGAGGTGGCGGTGGCGGTGGTTCAAGTGTATATTTTGCTGTTACTCCAACAGGGTCAGGAGGTTCTGGTGGTGGTGGTAATGGTGGAAATCCAGGAAATACTGTTTCTGGTGGAACTGCTAATACAGGTGGTGGTGGAGGTGGTTGGACTACTACTGCTACTAATTTCCAAAACTTCGGAGGTGGGGGAGGAGCTGGTGGTTATAGATGTTCTGTTCCAGGAGAAAGCTCTGGTGGTGGTGCCTCGGCTGAATCTGCACTTACCGTTGTGGGTGCAACAAACTATACAATCACCGTAGGAGCAGGAGGAGCAGGAGCAGCAAGTCCAGCAAGTACAAATGGTGGTTCTGGAGTAGTTATCACCAAAGAACCTGAAGTAAGTTTTGTTTCTGGAGCATCTGGAGTCTGGAGTTTAGACGAAGTTTACGACTTCGTAAAAGCTGGTACCTGGACAAATTAATTACACTATAAAAAATGAATCTTAAATGGTACTACTGGTATTTTAAATCAGCCATACCAGAAAGAATATGTGATGAAATAGTAAAATACGGTAAAGAGCAGGATAAACAAATAGCTATAACAGGCAATTCTCAATCAGAAAATCTTAGCAAAGTAGAACTTAAAAATATACAAAAGAAACGTAAATCCGATGTTGTTTGGATGTCTGATAGATGGATATATAATGAAATACAACCTTATGTACGTCAAGCAAACGCACTTGCTGAATGGAATTTTGAATGGGATTTTAGTGAAGCTTGTCAATTTACTGAGTACAAAAAAGATCAATTTTATGACTGGCATTGTGATTCGTATGAAGAACCTTATAACCAACCAGATAATCAAAACGTACACGGCAAATTAAGAAAACTCAGTATGACTATATCACTTACTGACCCTGAAGAATATGAGGGTGGTGATTTAGAATTTGATTTTAGAGATACTGATAAAGGTTCACAACCAAGAATATGTGAAGAAATAAGAAAGAAAGGCAGTGTAATCGTTTTTCCTTCTTTTGTTTGGCACAGAGTTACACCTGTAACTAAAGGAACACGACACTCTTTAGTGTGTTGGAATTTAGGATACCCTTTTAAATGATTACTGAATTAAAAAACCCTTTAACAGAAGACTACAAAAATTTAAAAAACCTAGTTACAGGAAATAATTTTCCTTGGCACTATCTTGAAAAAACTGTACCTACAGCAGATGGAGATGATATGAGTATGTTTTACCATTGTCTTTTAGGTAGACCTGCACATGAGATAAATGGAGAAAAAGTGCCTGCTTTGCCTAGAAGTGCCTCTAGTTATTTTGAATATTGTTATTTTATTTTTAAAGATATATTAGATTTTAATAATATAGATTTTGAAGTCATGTATCGTATGAATATAAATTTAACATTACACAGTAAGTTAAAAGAAAGCATACCTCATGTAGATACAAGTTTACAACATAAAGTTGTAATTGTTTACTTAAATGAATTTACAAAAGGTAGAACAGTAGTTTTAGGGGAAGATGAACAAAAATTTTATTCAAATCCAAAAGAAGATAATGTAATTATGTTTGACGGTAAACTGACACATTATCAAGAATGTCCAGATATAGATGAAAAAAGAATAGTTATGGTTGTAAACTTTCAATGAGTTTTAAAAAAGATAATTATCAAATAATTAAAGGTGCTATATCAAAAGAATTAGCAGATTTTTGTTATCAATATTTTTTAAATAAAAAAGCTGTGGCTAGATATTTATTTGATGAAAAATACATATCACAGTTTACCGAATACTTTGGAGTTTGGAATGACTCACAAGTGCCTGAAACTTATTCACATTACTCAGATATAGTTATGGAAACTTTACTACAAAAAGTTAAACCTATTATGGAAAAAGAGTCTGGTATAAAGTTAATTGAAACTTATTCATACGCTAGAATTTATAAAAAAGATGATGAGCTTAAAAAACACAAAGATAGATATTCTTGTGAAATATCTTCTACTATGAATCTTGGTGGGGATGAATGGTCAATATACTTAGAACCTGATATTAAAGTAGATTTAAATCCAGGAGATATGCTAATGTATCGCGGTTGTGAGTTAGAACATTGGAGAGAAAAGTTTGAAGGTAAAAATTGTGGACAGGTGTTTTTACACTACAATGATGCAAGTGGTGAAGATGCTGAACAAAATAAATACGATAGTAGACCTATGATTGGATTGCCTTCTTTTTTCAAAAAAGGAACTTTATAGGCGACTAGACGTTTTTATACTATAATAATCTTAAGTCTGTAAATGCAGACTCAATTAAAGGAGAAACTAAATGACAATACTAAATATATTTTCATGGGTGACAACTATAATAGCCATTGCATCATTTGTTGCAGCTATCACACCAACACCACAAGGTAATTGGTGGTTATCAAAACTTTATAAAGTTATTGATTGGTGTGCTTTAAATGTTTTAAAGGCTAAGGATAAATAATATGAAAAATTTAATTGTATTATTAGGTGCTGTGTTTATAACATCATGTGCTACGGTAGGTGCTGTTATAGAGGGCGGTAAAGATTTAACTACCAGCGTTATTGATTCAACTGTAAAAACAGCGGGGAATATAACCACATCAGCTTTAGAAGATGCAGGCTCTGTAGTAGATACAGTCAGTGATTCAGTTACTAATGTAATTGAAACCGTAGTCGAAAATGTAGATGAACAAACTGATGAAATACAAAACGCTACAGATAGTGAGGATGTAAAATGAGTTTTTTTAAAAGATTGTGGGGTAATCTTACTGGTACAGAAGAAGTAAAAGTAAGAGCTAGAACTAAAAAAGGCAAGTTTGTAGCTGATGATAAATCTACACCAGATGTCAATGAAGCTTGGACTACTAAAAGAGTTAAAAAAACATCTAAAAAATAATGGCTAAATCACCAGACGCTTTTGTTTACAACGCTACGTTAGAACGTATAGTGGATGGTGATACTTTTGATTGTTGTTTAGATTTAGGTTTTGATGTAAAACTACATAAACAACGTGTTAGGTTAGCTGGTATTGATACACCAGAAAGCAGAACTAGGGATTTAGCTGAAAAGAAATTAGGTCTTGCTGCTAAAGAAAGACTTAAAGAACTTTGTATAGGGAGTATAAAAGTAAAATCACTAGGCAAAGGTAAATATGGTCGTATATTAGGCATACCTTACACAGAAGATGGCAATGATATTTGTCAAATGTTAATTGATGAAGGGCATGCAGTTGAGTATCACGGAGGAACTAAAACTAAAGTTTGGGGTGATTATTGATGGAATCAGCCGTCACTGTTATACAAGAGGTTGGATTCCCCATAGCTGCAGCTTTAGGTTTAGGTTGGTTTATATATAAACTTATCATGCGTATAGTTGACGGTATGGAAACCAAGCTAGATACCGTTGACGAAAAAGTTGAAGGTCAAATAGCACAAATAGAAGAAAGGCTAGGCACTAAACTTGATAGTCAGCACGGTATTCTAGTAGCGTTGATAGATAGAGTACGTAGTTTAGATAATGAAATTATTAGGCAAGATACACTTATCAAGACTATACTAGGTGTACCACAATTAATAGATAGTAATAAAATAGCGAAGGCGGATAGAGATGATCAGAGAAAAGATTGACAATAATATTTGGATATATAGAATCGCAGGACTGCTTTGTGTTTTGTTTTTTCTTTTAATATTAACTAACCCTTTATGGGCAGATACGATAACTTTTAAATTTAAAAATCCTAGTTTTAGTGGTATAAATACTAGTTCACATTACTTGACGATTGAGAACCAAGAATTTAACCGTAAAGAAGCACTCAAAGCAGAAATAAAAGCTTTACAAGATGAAATAGAAAGGGATAAAGAAAATACAACACTCGCTCGTTTTATTAGGAATTTAGAGAGTCGTATATATGCTCAACTTTCGAGACAGCTAGTAGAGAATTTATTTGGTGAAACACCTAGCACAGAAGGCACTTTAAGTTTAGAGGGGAACACTATTGAATATAGTGTAGTAGACGGAATAATAACTTTAACAATAACCGATAGTGATGGCAATGTTACGACTATATCTCTACCCATTGGTAATTTTACTTTCTAGTTGTAGCATAAACCCTATAGATAGTAGTCTTACCAACGCAGAAACTTTACCTAGTATTTTAAAGGCACAGTCTATTGAGCTTTTAAATATAGCACAGCCTAAAGTGCCTATAGTAGTAGCAGTTTACCCTAATAGTTTTACAGACCAAACAGGACAACGTAAAAGCAATAGTGAGTTCGCTTTATTTAGCACAGCTTTAACCCAAGCCCCTAATCATTTACTTATACGTTCATTAAAAAACGCCTCTAATGGTAAATTTTTTAGAGTTGCTGAAAGAGTTGGGCTTGATAATCTAACTAAGGAAAGACAACTTATACGTTCAGCTAGAGAGCAAAATGAAGATAAAGATGGAGCTAAACCTCTTATGCCTTTATTATTTGCTGGTGTTTTAGTAGAGGGTGCTGTTATAGGTTATGACACTAATACTAAAAGCGGTGGTATAGGAGCTAGATATTTAGGTATAGGCACCAGTAAACTGTACCGTATAGATAATATTACGATATCATTACGTATGGTTAGCGTGGCTACGGGCGAAGTTCTTATAGACGTACTAGTTAGTAAAGAGATATATAGTTATGGTCAATCTCAAGACGTATTTAGATTTATAGAAGTAGGTACAGAGTTAGTAGAAATAGAGATGGGTGATACTGAAAATGAAATTACTACACTAGCACTTTTAAGAGCTATAGAGACAGGAGTTTTAGAAATCATAAAAATAGGTTATGATAAAGGTTTCTGGGAGGAAAAATATGAAACAATCGATATTGATAAGCCTGATTGTGATGTTGACTGCGTCGACGACATACGGGGCTGATAATGAAATATATGTTGATCAGAGTGGAGCAACAGCTAATATAGATTTAGAACAATTAGGTTCTGGGAATATAATAGGTGGATTAAATTCTGCAGCAGGTAGTTTAACTGCTTTAGACTTAGATGGGTTAAGTTTAACACTTGATATAAATCAATTAGGTGACACTAACAAATTTCTTGGTGATATATTAGGAGATACTATTACAGGCTTTTTTGAGTTTGACGGTGATAGTAATACTTTTACTATACAGGGCGACCCTACTGATACTTACGGTATAGATAGTTCAGATTATAACGTTGATGTTACAGGTAGTACTAACACCTTTACTTTAGATCACGGTACTAGTGCTCTTGCTGCTACGTTAGATTTAGATTGGGTTGTCAACGGTGACGGTAATACTTTTGATTTTGATATAAATTATGACGGTGCTACTAACTATGTAGATGTTGACGGTGATAGTAATACTTTAAACTTTACAGGCTCTGGTTATGCTGGTGGTTACTTTTATTTAGATCAAACTGGTAATAGTAGAACTTTTAATATTACACAATCGAGTACACAAGATAATGACTGGCTCAAAATTATTTCTAACGGTAGTAACGGTACTGTTTGCGTCATTCAAAACGACCAAGGTACAGGCACAAGCTGTTGATATAGGTGATATTTCTGAGCTAAACGGCTCTGCTCAAATAGTAAGAGATAAACCTTACGACGCTAATTTAAAATTTGCTGTACAAAGCAATGATGAGGCTATTACTACTAACGGCAGAATGGCTATCACCTTTCTTGATAAGTCAATAGTAAGGCTCACCGAACACTCACAACTTCTTATAGATGAGTATATCTATGACCCTGACCCTAGTAAAGCCAAAATGGCTCTTACTTTTGGTTTGGGTACAGCTAGGTTTATCACTGGTAATCTAAACCGTATAGATAAACAAAACATACAACTTAAAACACCCACAGCAAACATAGCCATACGTGGTACAGATTTTACAGCTACTGTTGATGAGTTAGGTAGAAGTTTGATAATACTTCTCCCAGACGCTCTAGGACTCTCCAGCGGTGAAATAGAAGTAGTTACGGCTATGGGTACAGTTATACTCAATAAGCCTTATGAAGCTACTACGGTTAATGTGTTTGAATCTGCACCTACTAAACCAGTAATTTTAGATTTAACTTTAGATATTATAGATAATATGTTAATTGTTACACCACCTAAAGAGGAACAAGTAATAACAGAAGAATCAAGTACAGTCAATGCTAATAACTTTTTAGATTTCAATGACCTAGATATAGATTATTTAGCAGAAGATTTTTTAGATGAATCTAGTTTAGAGTTTACAGAGCTAGACATAAATTATTTAGATGTTAATTTTTTAGAAGATTTACTTAAAGTTGTCGATGCCCTAGCAGTAGATCAAGATGAGGAACAACTTGCACAAACTACTGTTACTAGGGTTACTGGAACTAATTTTGGACAGGATAATGAAACACAAATAACTACATTTATACAGGACAGTGTTATAACTCTACAAAGAAAAGTAAGTGAAAGTGTAAGATTAGATCTTCAAACTGATAATGCTTACACAGTTATTTTTATACAAGATGGTGTATCAAACACGGTAAAAATCAACGGTGGCGGTGATTCAGTAATAACCATAAAACAAAGCGATTGATATGAAAAAAATTATACTACCTATAATAATCTTATTGAGCTTACCGTTAATATTTCAAACTACACCAACAGAAATATTAAAGTTAAAAACTTTTGACTATTTAATAAAAACCCCTGAGCCTAGTGGTAATTTTACTATATTAAATATAACTGAAGAAGATATAGAACGTGAGGGAGGATACCCTTTACCTAGAGAGAGATTAGCAGATATTCAGCTTGAAATATTAGGGAAAGGTGCTTTAGGTGTAGGTTGGGTAATAAGTTTTCCTCAAGCCGATAGATTAGGTGGTGACTCTAGGTTTGCTGCGAGTTTAGGGTATGCTCCTAGTGTATTAGCTACTTTTGAAACTCCTAATAATATTTACCCTAAAACCACAGGCACAGTTATAAAAGGTTCAGACGTAAGTGGCATATCAGTTAGTGGAGTAAAAGAAAATTATAAAGCATACGATAATATTTTACAGGGCATGGCTATAGCTCCCGTAGAAGTTGATCAATTAGTTAGGAAGATTCCCCTGTTGTTTAAAACGCCTGATGGTTGGTCAGCTTCTTTTGGGACGCAGGTTCTAAAAACTCTTACTAATACGCCTACGTACATAATAACCACTAACGAAAATGGCATACAAGAGATAGCAGTCAGGGGGCTACCACCAGTTAAAACAGACAGTTTAGGTCGTAAGTGGATAAGCTGGGTAAAAACAGAAGAAACTGATTTACAAGAAATGAACGTAAATGGTAAGTTTGTATTCGTAGGTGTAACGGCTAACGGTGTGATGCCACAAGTAGCTACGCCTGTTGGTTTACTTGAGCCTCATAAAATACAAGCAGCACTCGCTGAAAGTATATTAATACAAAACAGTCCTTATATACCTGATTGGGCGTTAGCTGTAGAACTATTAACTTTAATAGTAACAGTAACGTTAGTATGGCTTTTATTATTTTATTTAGGTATAACGTGGGGTTTAGTTTCTGGAGTCCTTACAGCGTCTGTAACGGCTTTAGGCGGGTATTATTTAATTAGTAAAGGTATGCTTATAGACGTTACTTGGGCACTTATAAGTCAGTTCATAGTAGGGGCTACAGCTTTTTACCTAAGATTTAGAGAACAATATAAACTGCGTTTACTTATTAAAAAACAGTTTGAACACTACCTTGATCCACGACAAGTAAAATTATTACAAAATAATCCTAGTTTATTAAAATTAGGTGGTGAAAAAAGAGTTTGTACTTTTTTATTTACAGACGTTAGAGGTTTTACAAGTTTATCAGAAAAACTAGAACCAGAACAAGTTACAGAAATTATGAATAAAGCTTTAACTATACAATCAAATGCTGTAAAAGAGTATGGTGGTATGGTAGATAAATATATTGGTGACGCTATGATGGCCATATTCAATGCACCTATAGACCTACCAGACCATGAGAATAGAGCTATTAAAACTGCTATAAAGATAATAAAAGATATGGAAAAAGCTGATATAGGTGTAGCTATAGGTATAGGAATTAACACTGGAGAAGCGGTGATAGGTAACATGGGAAGCGACACAAGATTTGATTACAGTGCTATAGGTGACGCTGTTAACACTGCTGCTAGACTTGAGTCAGCGACTAAAGAAGTAGGTGTTGATTTAATAATAGGAGAAAATACTAAAAAAAGTTGTAATTTTAAGTTAAAATTATTAAAACCAATCAAAGTTAAAGGTAAAAAAGAATCTTTGACGATATACACGGTGTGAATATGAAGAAAAGATTAAGTGTTCAAGATGTAGCTGCAGACCTTGCAGTATCTAAAAAAGAAAACGCAGAACGTTGGAAAACTGCTTTCAATGAGTTTGCTGATATTAAACAAGAAATAACCTCTATAAACAGTACTATAAAAATGGCTACGTTCGGCGTATTTAGTTTTATAGGTGCATTAACGATAGCGGTAGTAACTACGGTGATTATATGAAAGGACTATTAAAAAATATAGTAGGAGCAGTAGCTCCAACATTAGGAACAGCTTTAGGTGGTCCTATGGGTGGCATGGCTGCGAATATGATATCAGAAGTATTAGGCGTACCTAATGATCAAAAATCGATACAAAAAGCCATAGAAAATGCTACTCCAGAACAAATGTTAGAACTTAAAAAAGCAGAGCAACAGTTTGAAATACAAATGAAAGAACTTGACGTTGATGTATTTAAGTTAGAAGTAGCAGATAAACAAAATGCTAGAGGTATGTTTAGTAAAGATTGGACTGCAAGAATTATAGGTTTATTTACTATAGGTGGTTTTTTAGGTTATATATTTCTAGTAACTTTACAACCACCAGAGCAAAACAGTGAGGCACTTATAAACTTAGTGCTTGGGTATTTAGGAGGATTAGCGAGTGCAATTATTTCGTTCTATTTTGGAGCGTCTCATACTAACGATAAAGGGGAGTAATATGAAAATATCACAAGAGGGTTTATCCCTTATTAAAAAATTTGAGGGTTGTGAGCTTGAAGCTTATAAATGTGCGGCAGGTGTATGGACAATAGGCTACGGCTCAACTAAAGGTGTAAAAGAGGGTGATACTATTACCCAAGAAGAAGCTGATGAATTATTATTACACGAAATGGAAGAGTATGAAGGCTACATAAATGACTTGGTTGAAAAAAATTTAAAACAAAACGAATTTGATGCTATGGTTTCATGGGTATTTAATCTTGGACCAGCTAATTTAAAAAGCTCAACTTTACTAAAAGTGTTAAATAGTTCACATCCAGATTGGAATGATGTACCAGCACAAATAAAAAGATGGAATAAAGCTGGTGGGAAAGTTTTACAAGGTTTAATACGCAGACGTGAAGCTGAGGCTTTATTGTTTGAAGGTAAGGAGTGGCACGAGGTTTAATATGCCGTTAAATAAATTTGTATTTAAACCAGGAATAATGCGTGAAGGCACAGCTTATGATAACGAAGGTGGTTGGTTTGATACTAATTTAGTAAGGTTTAACGCTGGCAGACCAGAAAAAATAGGTGGTTGGCGTAAAGATAATCAAAACAGTTTTTTAGGTACTTGTCGTGCTTTACACTCTTGGGTAGCTTTAAACGGTAGTAAGTTTCTAGGTTTAGGTACGCATTTAAAATACTATATAAACGAAGGAGACAACTTTAATGATGTTACCCCCATACGAGCCACGACTACTAATGGTATTACTTTTTCTGCTACTAATGGTAGCTCTACTATAACCGCAACCGACTCTAGTCATGGAGCGGTACTAGGTGATTTTGTCACTATAAGCGGAGCGGTTAGTTTAGGTGGCAATATTACTGCTGCTGTCTTAAATCAAGAATATCAAATAACTAGTGTTCCTAGTGTCAATACATACACATTTACTGCTAAAGATACTAGTGGCAATACAGCTACTGCTAATGCTAGTGATAGCGGAAACGGTGGTAGCGGAGTAGATGGTGCATATCAAATTAACGTAGGGTTAGACACATACGTTCAATCAACAGGTTGGGGCGGTGATAGTTGGAGTGCGGGAACATGGGGTGCAACTGCTGCTTTATCTGACACTAATCAATTACGTTTGTGGTCACATGATCATTTTGGTGAAGACTTACTTATGGCTGTACGTAACGGGGCTATTTATTATCACGACACTAGTGATGGATTAACCGTTAGAGCTGAAGCACTCACTGCACAAACTGGTGCTAACTTAGTACCTACTAAATGTTTAGGTATCACAGTATCAGAAACTGACAGACATATAATAGTTTTAGGTGCTGATCCTATATCAGGAACTAGTAGAACTGGTACTATTGACCCTATGCTTATAGCTTTTGGTGATCAAGAAAGTTTGTTAGAGTTTGAGCCTAAAGAAACTAATACTGCTGGTAGTTTAAGATTATCAGAAGGTAGTTTAATTATAGGTTCAGTAAAAGCAAGACAAGAAACTTTAATTTGGACTGATACAGCGTTATACAGTATGCAGTTTATAGGACCGCCATTTACATTTGGTGTAAATTTAATAAATAATAATACTGGGCTTATTTCACCTAACGGGGCTGTTACTTCACCTAACGGTGTTTACTGGATGGGGTATGATAATTTTTACGTTTATAACGGTAGTGTACAAAAAGTGCCTTGTAGCGTGTTAAGTTATGTATTTGATGATATTAACTCAAATCAAGCTTTTAAAATATGTGCGTTTACTAATAATGCACATGATGAAGTAGGTTGGTTTTATCCCTCTGCTAACTCAGGTGAACTTGATAGATACGTTATTTATGACTATAACGATAATGTTTGGACTTACGGTCAGTTAAGCAGAACGGCATGGATTGATGAAGGTACGGTTGATTACCCTAGAGCTACAAGCAGTAATTACTTATATGAACATGAGTTTGGTTATAACGATGACGGCAACCCTATGACTAACGTGTTCATTGAAAGTAGTGATTTTGATATAGGAGACGGTGAACAGTTTGCTTTAGTTAATAGAATAGTACCAGACGTAAAATTTTTAAACAATAGCGATGGCGGTAAAGTAAACGTAGTTTTAAAAACTAGAAATTTCCCTGGAGATACATTGACTACTAATAGTACTAATGCGGTAGGTAGTACAACACAACAAGCGCATGTAAGAGCTAGAGCTAGGCAAGTAGTTTTAAGACTTGAATCTGACGATGATGATACTGAAGCAAACAATGATACTGGGTGGAGACTTGGTGCTACTAGACTTGATACAAGGAGTGACGGCAGAAGATGAGCAGGCTTTTAGCTACTAGACTTCCTATATCAATGGGTACTGAAGTTACCCCTGATATTTATAATAGATTAGTAAGGATATTAGAAATAAATTTAGGCACGTTTGACCCAGATAATACTAGACAAATAACCACAGAAGAACGAGACACACTTAAATTTAACGTAGGTAGTTTAATTTGGAATACAGACGTAGAAGTATTACAAGTATGGACTGGTTACAAGTGGTTAGACATTGGACAAAGGCTAATAGACCGTGGATACGAGGCTACAGCGAGTGTAGGTAAGGTTACGGTAGCTTTAGACGGTGCAACTTCTATAGAAGTAGGCGTAAATAATTAAACATATGAGCTGTTTATAACCTATACAGCTTATGAACTTGTATATATAATAGATTTATGGGCGGATTAAAGAGCGCATTTAAAAGTATTAAAAGGTTCGTTAAAAAGAACACGAAAGAGATCGCCACAATAGCAGGGTTGTTTATTCCTGGAGTTGGTCCAGCGTTAGGTGCAGGTATAGGTAGAGGTATAGGCGGATTAGCTGAAGGAGAAGATTTAGGCGAAGCAGCGATGGCTGGTGCTCAAATATATGCTGGCGGTAAAATGTTAGGTGGTGCTGGTTTTGGTTTTGATCCACAAGCTAGTCTTGGAAGTAAAATTAGTTTTGGTGCTCCTGGAGTCACTAGTGAAGGTTTAGGGGGATTTTTTGAAAATATAGGTGCTAGTGCACGTAGTCCTTTTATGCCAGAAGGCACTACTATAGAAGGACTCACAGGTATAGGTGAATCATTTAAAAATTTAAACATGCTACAAAAAGCTGGTGCTGGTCTTATAGGTGCTAGTGCGTTAAACAGTATAACTGGTGGTTTCGGTGATGATGAAGAAGTTACTATGCCTGGACCAATAGACCAAACAGGATATTTAACTGCTGGTTTAACTCCTGCACAACTTAGTAGCGTTTACGGTACAGGTACAGGTATATCAGGCACTATGCCTAGTTTAAGCTCAGCTTACGCATACGACCCAGTAAATTCTACTATAGCTGAGTTACTTAGACAAACACAAGAAAACGAGCTTGATTTCCCTGAGTTCGCTAGAATTAACGTAAAAGAAGGTGGTATAGCGAGGTTGGCTGATGGCGGTAAGTTACCAGAAATAGATTTAACAGAAACGGGTGGTGAAACTAGTGACCCTGAAGGCTCAGGCGATGAAGATACTATACCCGCACTATTAGCAGACGGTGAGTTCGTAATGACTAAACAAGCCGTAAAAGGAATAGGTAACGGTGACCATGACGCAGGTATAGCTCAACTATACGCAATGATGGACATGAATGAAAATAAAGCCCAAAGTATGGGTTTAGGTAGGGCATAATGGCAGAACAAACTACAGGACGTACCGAGAGTTTACCTCCACAGTATTATCAAGATTTAATGAGAGGAATCCCAGGAGCTAATATTCCTGGCATAATGCCTTTATTAAATCAAAACTTAGTAAATCAATTACAAAGTATGGGCGTTCCTGGTGGTACGCCTTACACTTATCAAGGTCAAAGGATAGCAGACTTTACACCCGCTGAACGTATGGGTATGCGTTTAGCTGGGGAAAACGTAGGTTCGTATCAACCGTTTTTTGATGAAGCAGCATCTTTAGCTAGGCAAGGTCTCGGTGACGCTAGGGGTAGTGCTCTAGAAGGTCAAGATTTTTTACGTCAAGGTGCATTATCAGGTGCAGCAGGTATAGGTGAAGCACAAAATTTACTTAGAGGTGTGCCAGGATTAGCCAGAGATGCTACGTTTGAAGGTTTAGGCGGAATACGTGCAGGTCAAGGTACACTAGGTCAAGCTACAGATATATTAGGCGGTGCTGCTCAAGGTTTTGACCCTAGAGGCCCCTT